CCAGATGTTGTTGGCGCCTGATCCAGCCGGGCGCAGGCCTGTGAAGTTGCTGGTCACGCTGCTGGTGCCGTCCAGCGACAGGTCGCGCCATGTGCCGGTGCCGTCCAGGTAGCTGTAACTGTTGGGCGGCGCGGCGATCACGATGGACCCGTACTTAAAGGTGCCCGCCGTGATGTCGATGGCGTTTGCTGCCGTGCCCAAATACACAACCTGCGTGGTGCTGTACGCGGCCTTGACAGCCTCCGCCGACGTGCCCAGCCGAGCCAGGTAGCTGCCTTGAGAAAAGCGTCCAGCCGAGACGGACCCGCTCGTGATTTCCCCTAGACGCGCTTCTGCTGTAGAGCCGTAGCGGAAAATACCGCCAGCCGTACCAGTTGCGACGAACCCCTGCGTTGCGTAGGTGCCGCCAGAAGTTACTCCACCGGATGTCGTGTATCCGGTCCAGCCACCTCCCCCAACAAACGCCGCGCCAGAGTCATTCGTCGCGGTTGTCGCCGACGCGATGGAGTAACCCCCGGCCACGTTGTCTGCCACCAGAGCAAAACTGGTGCTGACCGTGCTGTGGAAATACCCGCCTGACGGAGAAGAACCCGGACCCCAGGAAACACCAAGGCCGAAGGACACGCCCGACGTGCTGATGGTGCTGCCAGACTGCAGCGAGTCCATCGTCACACTACCTTTGACTAGCAGGTTGCCGTCGATCACAGTGCCGGGGTCTGCCCAGGCCGAGCCGGTCCAGTAGCGGGTGGCAGGCTTCACCCCCGCCGTGGGCGGGCTGGCGTCGAACAGCGTCACCAGGTCGGTGCGCACCAGGTAGTTGGCGGGCGTTGCGCTGGGGGCGCTGGTGTAGCCCAGCTTGCGCCAGACTACCTCGTTGCCTTTGGCATCCGTCCACACCACAGCGCCCGACGTCACGGTGCCGTAAACCGCCGTGGCAGAGCTGTTGGAGTTCAACGTCATCGGCGAGCGGATGCCGTCGGGCACAACGGGCACCGTGATCTGTTGCAGCAGCGGCGTCAGGGTTCCGTTGGGATACAGCTTGACTCGGATCGCCGTGACCGACGCCGGCACCGTGTAGGTGGTGGACGACTCGTTGGAAACGCTGGTGTATTGCCCGGTCCATGTCGGGTCGATGAAGGTCTCAATCGTGAACCGCCCAGAGAACGCCGTCCTGGCGGCTGAGCCGGTCTTGCTGTAGGCGTAGAACGTCACCGACGATGGCGTGGCCACCCCGATGTTGTTGCGCGCCACGGCGCTGACGGATGGCTCGATCTCGTACACCACCGCGTCGGCGCCCGGCGTTCCAGCGCTGCCGGTTCCGCCGGTCAGCGCCTTGGTCAGTGTGAACACCGCGTCGCGCGTCGCGCCTGTGGCCGTGTGCGTGGCCCGGAAGGTGATGCTGGTGGTGTTGCTGCCATTGGCCCACGAACCGGCTGCCGTCACGCTGTAGACGCCCGTGGAGCTGTTGATGCTGGCCGTCAGCGTGGACGGGTTGGACTGGATCGCGTAGGTGACACCCGATGTCACCTCGACGCCGCCCTGCCAGACCTGGAAGTCGCCCGTGGCGTTGGCCCAACTGCTGACCACGCCCGCGCTGGATGCCGGCAGTGTGACGGACGGCACCGTCAGGAAGCTCAGGATCGGCTCCACGCCATCCGTGATGCGGATCACGCGCACGGTTTTCGACAACGCGCCCAGCGTGGCTGTGACGTTGACGTAATAGACGTTATTGCTGAAGCTGCCGCCTGGCGCGATGAAGTTGCCCGTGGTGAGCGTGCGGGAATCGCCAGAGCCGGTCAGCCCGACGGTGCCCGTGGTGCCGACCTGGCCGCCCGACGAATCAAACGCCGTGGCGCTCCATGTTGCGGTTCCTGCAATGGTGCCGGGCTCGCGCGTCAGGGTGATGACCGACGACTGAGCAGCCGGGTAGGCCGTGCCCGCGGTGTCGAATGAGAACGTCAGGACCGATGCGCTGAGCTGAATGTCGTCAACCGGCACACCATCCTCGCCCATCATGTTTTTTGTGATGACCAGCGCGATCTCGCGGTACGCTGCCGGGTCACTCACCAGGGCCGCCCTGAGCACCACGCTGGCGCTTGGCGATGACGAGGTCCACCACCCAGAAGGAGACCCTGGGAAGCTCAGCGTGTAGACGCCCGTCGAGGCCACTGTCAGCCCGGTGCCGCTCGGGTCGGACGCAACGGTGTAGGTCAGCAGCGAGTCGGACGCCAGCGATCCGCCGTAGTACACCAGCAGTTCAGTGGTCTGGCTCGTGAACGTGGTCACGACACCAGCGGACGTCGCTGGGACAGAGATGACCGGATTGGTCAGCGCGACAACGATCTGCTCGGCCCCCTGGCGCACCTTGTACAGCACCACCGAGTCGGTGTAGGTGGTTGCTCCCACCACATAAGTCGCGGTGTAGGTGACCTGCTCTGCGGTCTGGCTGGCTCCACTGACGGCCCAGGTGTTGGTGCCGGTTGGCGTCGATCCGCCGTACCCGGTTGAGTGGCTCCAGGTCACCGTCCCACCAGCAAGACTCCCGGCCAGTGCGGCGGTCAGTGTAATGGTCGGGTTGGTGAGGACACCAGTTGCGTCCTCAAGGAAAATGATCGAGTCGGCGCTTACCGACAGGCCCGCCGGGTCAGATAGCGCGGGCAACGTGATGTCGACGTAGCGCACCGTGGCGTCCGTGCTCTCCACGCCGGAGCGCGTGCGCGCTTTGAGAGCAAATCTGTAAACATCGGGGTCCCCGGAGCGGGTCTCGGTGGGGCTGTTGGTCAGCACACCCTCGTGCAGCGGTGACATGGCTCCCCACAGCTCAGTGCCTGTCGCCCCTTTTTTGAAGCGAATCACCGCGCCCGCCAGGTCGCTGGGGGCGGGCGTCGTCGTGTAGGCAAACGTGAACACCCGCGTGTTGTCGCTCAGCAGCGTGACCGTGAAGGTGTCGTAGTTGCTTGGTGTCGGTGGCGCTGCACTGGCACCGTTGACGCGAGCGGCCAGGTCGCCGATCTTGCGCAGCAGTTCCTCGCGGATGCCTGCCATGACGGAGTCCAGCCTGCGGTCCTCGGCTCCGCGCTTGGAGATTTCCTCGGTGATGGCGGACAGGATGGACTGCCGCGTGTTGTCCGTGACCCCACCTGGGGCGGAGGCCAGCGAGCGATACCAGTCGGTGCTTTCCAGGCGGCTTACCAGCTCGTCGGCAGAGATGGCCGAGAACGAGCCGTCCGCGAGCTGAGTGACGAACCCCGGCTTGCCATCCGGCAGCGCCACGCGGCTTTGCTTCTTGATGCCCAGCTCGACCAGATCGCGTTGAAGAACGACGGCCTCCAGCGGATCGCCGCGCACGCCCTCGCGCACCTCCAGACGCTCCCGCACCGCCTCAAGGAACCTGTCTTGGGCGGGGTCTCCGGTGCGTACCGGCTGGAGTCCTGGGAGTTTGGCGCTCATACGGCTTGCAGCTCCTGGGTGCTGGATGCGATCACGACTTCCGTCACGCGGGCCGTCGTCTCAACCTCGATCTCCCACTCCTTCCAGCGGCCAGCAGGCAGGCGCACCGGGGTGGAACTGGTGACGCTGACCGTATAGAAGGGCGTCACGCTGTTGTCCGCGTACAGCCGCACGGTGACGGCGGCGCTGAAGTTGCTCAGCACGCTCAGCCAGGCGAAGCTGGCCTGCATCGGCAGGACGAAAATCTTGCTGCGCCACTTGCCAGTCAGGCGACCCGTGGTCAACACCGGGGTGACATAGGTCGTGCCTGCTGTGCGAGTGGCCAGATACAATGTGTCGCTGTACTTATCGGTCAGGGCGGCAGTCGCCGTCAGCGCAGCGCGAATCAGCTTGCCGGATGCGAGGTCCAGCGCATAGCAGCCGCCCGAGCCGCCCGTGTACCAGAAGTAGTAGACGCCGTCGTGTTCCGCCGCAAAGATGCTGCTCGGAGTCAGGGCCTGCCAGTCTTCCCGAGTGAAGATTCCCGAGGTTAGCACCTTGATGCCGTCGTTGCTGGCCAGGCACAGCCCATCGGGAGACGCATAGAGCACGCCACCCGGCACTTCGACAATCGAGCGCGCCGAGGCACAGGCCTGGTTGCTGTCCAGCTTGATGGCGGACATGCTGGCGGAGTCGGAGCCGGTGATGAAGTAGGGGTTGGCGACCGTGCCAACAAACAGCGTTTGCCCAAACACACCCATGCCGACGATGTCGTGGCGCAGGGAAATCTGGTACCGGAAAGGCCACGCATACGGGTGGTACGGCTCGCAGAAGCAGACCGTCGCATCGAAGAACCCGGCCATCACGCCGTTCGGCATACCCACGAGCCCGCGCAGATAGGGGTTGGTCCCATATGGCGTCGGCGGGATCGCGGTATCGCTCAGCGCCGTGCGGTACGGCGGCTCGTCCCAGTCCGAGCTTGGGCAGACTTCGCCCAGCTTCTCGGGTGTATTGGCATCGGTGCCGCTAAAGTTCGACCCCGTGGTGACCGGCCACCCTTTCGGGTCGGTTGCGTGGGGCACGTACTGGAACTCGGCAGACGCGTTGCCGCTGAGAGAGCGGTACAGGCGAACGTGGGTGATATTGCGGCTGGCCCAGCCCGCGCTCAAGTTGGCGAGGCCGATGGTCACGGTGTCGTTCTGGTCCAGCTCGATAAGCGCAGACACCGGGGATGGAGCAGACTCCTCGCCGATGGCCGTGACGTGGGTAGCGATGTAGGCGCGCGTCTCCACCAGGCGCTGCACGGCGGGCTTGATAAGCGTGTCCTTGCCCTTGGCCTTGAAGTCGGCGATCAGCGACCGCACCAGCAGGCTCTCGTCGTCATAGCGGTACGCCTCGTTGTAGTACGCGGCGATGTCGTCCGACAGTCGCTTCAGGGTGGCCTTGGCATCCACGACGGAGGCCACGATGCGCGGGTACAGCGAGCCCGGAGACATGTCCGGGTAGTCTGGGCGCGTCGACAGGGTCTCGGGACGGATGCGGTTGTTCAGAGCGCCAACCAGAGAACCGGCTGGGCCCGTGTTGAAGGCTCGCGCCGCCAGGTCGATGTCCGCCGTGTTGGCCCCGGCCGGCAGACCTGAATCTGCGCTGATGAGGACAAACTGGTCCTGCAACCACTTGGTCAAGCCCGCCACATCCAGGCGCTTGATGCCGTCCGCCCCCAGCCCGGAGCCGATGGCGGTGAACTTGGCAATCGCAGCGGCTTTGATCTGGGCCACAGCCGTGGCGCGAACGCCGTTGGCGTAGACGGAAGATGTCATGCTCCAGTGTCTCCTGGTATGTACCCGCCCGCCGTGCGGGAGTTGGCCACGGTGATAGCTGCATCAGCCACAGCGTTGGCAAACGCGTCGAAAGCCGCGTCGATTTCAGCCGACACCCCCGCCGTGCCGTAGTAAGCTGACATGGTGTTGGCCGTGAACGAGATCACGCCACAGTCGAGAATCACCTTCAGCTCGGCCACCTTGTCCGCCATCTCCTTGAACTTCGGACGGATGGCCGGGTTGTCGACGTTCAGATAGGCGTTGACCGAGTCGACGATGGACTGCGCCTCGGCGTCGTTGTACAGGAACTCACCGGTCGTTGTGCCCGGAAGCGGGATGGCTTTCAGTGCCGTCTTGGCGGTCGACGTAGCCAGGGTGTACGTCATCGCGTAGGCGGGGAAGGCCAGGCAGTAGTGGTCATCGCCGGTCAGGCACCCCCACGTCGTGCCCCACGGGCTGGTCTCGATGCTCACACCAGCGGGCATGGTGCGCCAGAACCCCTGCAATGCGGGGTCGGCTGCCCAGGCGAAGTTGTCCGACGTGTTGCCCACCGTCACGTAGGCGCTCTCGAAGCCTCCGGTGAAGGCCCCGCCAGTTGATGTAGCGCGGTACGCCCGCACGATGTGGGTCGACGTCTCCCCTGCGGTCGGGCTCATGTCGCGGTTGAAGTAGCCGGGAACCGTCACGCCCATGGACCGGCTGAAACCTGTAGCTGCTGCGAAGTCCGATCCGCAGGCCACCGCTACCGCCATGTTGTTGTGGACCGCGTCCCGAGCCGAGACGCCTGCTGCCGCAATGGCCGCCGAGCGGTCGGACTCGGTGAACTGGGTCCCTGTGTTGACGGTTAACGTGGGAGCGGACAGCGGAGCAGGTACGCCTAGGCGCAACCCGGATGGGTAGATGTTCGGCGGTGCCGAGCCATCTTGATAGGTCATGTAGGTCAGCTCGCTTGGGTCTCCGTTGACCTGGCCGCGCACGACATTGACCACCGATGCGGACGAGTACCACGATCCGCCCTGCTGCGGGTATTTGTAGATCGTCTGCGGATCAGACGCAAACGCCCCTAACGATACAGGGGTACCCGCTCCGAGCAGTGGTCGGAACTCAGGCGTTGACGCCAGCAGGTTGCTGGCCACCTGTGCGGACTTTTCCTGTAGATAACGCGGGGAGACGCTGGGCTGCTCGCCGCCGAAATCGTTGATGCGGATTACGGGCATTTCCGGTCCTTGTTCATTTTGGCCACGCGTTCAGCAGCAGGCTCACATCGTTGGCGTGACCTTGAGCTGTTTCCGCCATGTCTTGATAAGCTCCTGCGCACTGATCGAGTAGTCGACCGACGGTAGTGCTGTGCTGGTTGCAGGCGGAGACGGATTGGCTGGCGGCTTCGTGGGCGGCGTTGAGGTCGTCGCGCAGGCTGCGAGACTCGCTGCGAGCAGCGTCAGCAGCACGCTTGGAAAGCTGGGCTTGTTTGGCGGCAGCGGCTTGGGCATCTTGCACTCCTTTGAAACGGGCTTGCTCCTGCTTGCGGGCATCTTCGACCGCCACGACCAGCGCGGCCTGCTGTGCGGCTTTCATCTTGGCGATCTCGCCGGACTCAAACTTGATGCCGGTGGCGAGGCCTGCCAGGAAGATGAGCAGCGCGACGACGAGCTGGATGGGAACGGTCATGACCCGATGCACTCCTGGTACTCAGCCTGGCGGCGCAGGGTCAGGCCGCGCACAGTGGCCCCGCCGACTTTGTCCCACATCAGGATGGCCTTGCATGCGCCTTCGTAGTCGAAAGCGTTCAGCCGCTTGGCGACGGTCGACTTGCAGAACGCGCCTTCGCCGATGTTGTAGGTCAGGCTGACGTAGGCATTGAACTCGCGCTGGTACATCGGCACCGGTGCGCAGCGACGCACGGCCTGGGCAAACTTGTCGGCGTCGCGCAGCAGGTCGACCAGCGCGCGGGGCGGGGTCGTGGTCTCTCCCATGCGCACCGGCGTGCCATCGGCATGTTTCGTCGTCCCAAACCCCTTGGTCGGGACGTCGCCCGGCACCGGGATGACTGTGTTGTCGGTGTATCCCTCTCTCAGCGCAATGCCAACCAGTGTGCTGGCGGCCAGCGCAATTGCGGCCACCGCGGTGCGCGGTCCTCTGGAGTCAAGGGCCATCTCAGAACCCCATGAACTTATGGACAATGCCGGAAGCGGCCAGACCGACGAACCCCCACACGGCAGCTGTGACCCAGGTGCTGGTGCGTTTCTGCTCGGGCTCGGAGACCTCGAGCTCTCGCACGCGCACCTCAAGGCCGTCGTACTTGGCGTCAAGCCTCTCGAGCACCTTGAACCCGCGCTCCTGGGCAATCGCGAGATTGCTCTGGCGCTCCTCGACGAGTGCGAGCTTGTTGATCGCGTTCGTCAACTCACGCATGGCAAGCTGCATGTCCGACATGTGGGTGTGGATGGCGTCGACCTTGTGCGCCAAGACGGCGAAGTTGGCCTCGGTGTTTTCTGTCGTCACTCAGACCTCCTTCACCTTTATAGAAACCTCGGCCTGCTTTACGCGGCCACCGGTCGTTGTCAGGGTGACGGTGATCTTGTATTCAGTTCCGCTCACACCGCCGGTAACCCAGACCTTGACCACACCGGCTGTCAGCGTAGATGCGAGGATGGTTGCTCCTCCGCTGGGGGATATGGCGACCGTGTGCGACGCCCCGGTGTCGGAGCGCGCGGCCAGGTAGTCGACAAAGGAAACGTCGTAGTCCTCGATGTCGTCCGGCTGCTTGGGCCACTTTTCAAGGATGCGTGTCATCTCAAACTCCTTCCGGCACAACGCCGACTTCGTCCGTTGGGTCGACCGTTGCCGAGAAAACCGTCGGATCGACATACGCCACATACACAGAAGGCTCCACGAAAGCCTGTGCCAACTCCGCGCCTACAAGAGCCACGAATTTCGCCGGGTCCGTAGAGAACACAGCGAGCACGTGGACTAACGCAGACTGGTCGATGGCCCCCAACTGCTGCGATACCGCCGCGCGGGCCTGCGCAACCGTGTTAGCACTCTGCCCGATTATCTCAACAACTTGGGCTACGTACGCGCTAACATGAGAAATTATTTCGGCAGCCTGCGCAAAATCCGGCACGTTGCTGGAGGCTTCGCACTTGGCAACCGCTGATGCAGACGCCGCCTGCGCAAAATCTGGCACCGCTTGACTCGCCGAAAGCCCCGTGGCAGCCACGGTAGCGGCAGCAGTCTGCCCGATAGCCCCGACTTGCTGGGTCGCAGACAAGGAAGCCGAAGCGGAAACTTGGGCAGTCTGCCCGATAGCCACGACTTGCTGGTCTGCCGATGCGGACGTAGCAGAAACACCGGCAGTTGCGGTCTGCCCGATTGCGGGGACCGTTTGGTTGGCAACAGCTGCGGCAGGGGCTGAGACAACCGCCGACTGAGACAGGGCGCTAACGACCTGGTTGGCGTACAGTCCCGGCTGCTCGGCGAACCCAACAGCCACTTGGTCGATGGCCGGGACAGTCTGCGCGGCTTGAGCAGAGGCGGTTTGTGTCGCTGTCGCTGTCTGTCCGAAACTTGCGAGTGTCTGGGACGCGGTCAGTGAGCCGGTAGTTGTCGCTGTTGCCGACTGGGACAGGTCAGCAACCGACTGTGTCGCGACGGCGGACCCATAGCTGGAGGCTGCCGCCGCCTGCGAGAACACTGGAACCGTCTGCGTTGCCGTCGCACTCGCCGTCGTCGTCGCGGTCGCGGTCTGGGTGGGTGCAGAGATGTCCTGCGACGCCGAAGCGGAAGCGGTAAGCGCAGCCGTTGCCGACTGAGCCACCTGAGCGACCGTCTGCGCAGCGGACACGCTGGTCGTCTGCGTGGCCGTAGCGGTCTGCGAAGCCGCCGGCACTGTCTGTGCGGCGATGGCGCTGGCCGTCTGCGCGGCCGTTGCCGACTGGGAGATGGCCGGTAAGGACTGCCCAGCAGTCGCGGAAGCCTTGGCCGTCGCCGTGGCGCTCTGGGAAACCACCGGGACAGCCTGCGACGCAACAGCGGATGCTGGCGCGGATGCCGCAGCAGATTGCGACACGACTGGCACTGCCTGGCTGGCCGACGCAGACGCCGTCGCTGCTGCCGCTGCGCTCTGCGAGATCGTGGCAACCGACTGAGACGAGGTTGCCGCAGCCGTCGCCGCGGCCGTCGCGCTCTGCGATGTGCTTGGCACGCTCTGCGACGCAACAGCGCTTGCACCCGGCGCTCCGACCGCGTAGGCCCCGAACCCGGCCCCGATTGCAGCCGCGCCAATCGGTAGCGTGCCAATCGCCCCAGAGCCGTACAGCGCCCCAGACGATGTGGTGATCTGCACCACGTTTGCATTCTGTGCAAACGCCGGGATGGCCTGGCTGGCTACAGCCTGAAACTGGTCCTCGAAAAAGTCCTGCGCAACGTATGGCCCGGCGATTCCGCCGAAGGCCTTTCGGATCAGGTCGCTACTAGCGATCCTCCGCGAAGGCCGACGCCGCCATACGTTCTTGGCCATGTGCTACCCGTTCACGACATCAACAACAAGCTCCGGCATCTGCGTGGCCGTGCTGTCCGCCGTGACGATCATCATCAGCGCGGAGTCGGCGAACACGATGGGCATGCCGGTCGCCAAGGCGTCTTGCACAACGCTGTCGTTGGCCACGCGGATGCGAACTTCGGTCAGTGGCCGCAGCACCAGCAGGTTGAAGGTTCCCGCCGAGGCGACAGACCCGGCCACGCCGGTGACGCCCTGGATGCCGGTATCGCCAGCGGCCAGCGGGATTTGCTGCATACGGCCTAAGATCATGGCCGCTGGCATGGCAGTCACTCCGGTGCTCTTCGCGGCTCCAGACTGGTTGTTGTAGTTGACGTTGACGTTCTGCACCAGGGTGCCCGCCGTAACCTGCTCGTACCACAGCTCCAGGCCTGTGTAGTCGGTGCCGCCTGGGATGCGGCTGCTGTAGCTGGTCGGGCTGTTGCCAGAGGTCGACACGTTGAAGGCGTAGGCCCCGCCCTTCCACAGGCAATCATAGAGCGCGACCCGGCAGGCAACAATGTTGCTGCCCTCGACCCGGCTGATGTAGCCTGTATTGCCGCCGCCGAAGGCGTTGATCGTCGGGCACCCAGCGGTCGCGTCGGTGGGCACAACGCCCGTGGTCGTGCTGGTGCCCGCCAGCGTGCCGGCGCCTGGGTTGCCCGCAATATCGAAGACGCTGCACCCGTAGGCGGCTACGCTGGTGCGCGACGCGGTCTTCGCCATCACGATGCGCTGCTTCGCGCCTGCAATGAGCCCGTCGAGTGTGGTGATTGCCATGATGAGTCCTTAAAAGCCAAGCTCTTCCATGAGCTCAGGAACCGTGTGTGGGCACTCGCCAACAGAGCTGAAGTCGGTGTCGGACGAGCCGCCAAGCTTGTGCTGGTAGTAGAGCGCCCAGAGGTCTTTGATCCATGCCTGTACTGCCACGCACTTGGGCTTGCCCTGCAGCACCCCCATCGTCAGCAGTCCGACCGCAGAGCCCGAGATGGCGTTGTATTCAAGGTCGTGCGCGGCTTGCCACAGGCCGGCGACGCGCTTGGCGTTGCGCGCCTCAATCTCTTGCTCCGACGCGGGTCGCACAGACCACTGCTGTGTCCATTGGCCATCGACCAGCGCCGGGCCTTGCTCGACAACAGTCTCAGCGATCCCGCAGACAGGCTGGGCAACCTCAAGCAGCGGGTACACGCCGAACATCTCCGCCTCGTCCGGCGTCAGGGCGCTGGCTGGGCAAAAGTGGTTGGCGCCCCAAAAGACGCTACCAGTGGTCTGTACAGTGCTGGCATAAACACCGTTTGGAGCTATGACGTAATGCATGATTTAGGCCTGGTTGAGGGAGATCAATACACTGGTGTTTGAGGACGCACCAGACCAGACGTTGCCGACATTTCCGGTGTTCCCGCCAGCAAAGGGTGTTTTGTAGGCCATCGTTACGCTGGCGCCAAAAGAGACAGCCTGGTCCATGACCTCTGTAAAGCCTGATGGCGGTGTGCTGGTGTAGGTGTCTGTGTTGTTTGCGCTGCAAAAAACCAATGCCGCGCCAATAGACACGCCTGAAAGCGACACGTTTGTCGTAGCGGTTTCCCCGTCAGCGACAGAAACCGCCCCAAAGGATGCATTGCGAAACGAGATCAACCCGGCACTGGTAAGCTCTGAGGCCGGCATGTTGACGGTGTAAGACGATGGCTCGTTGGCTTCAGCAATTTTGTAGAACACGCAGGCATTCACGCTAACAAGACTGGTGTAAACCCGGTCCAGAACTTTCGACCACCCGGCAAGCGACATCGGGGATGTCGTGTTGGCGGCGACGCCGACAAACATCAGCATCAAGTCGCCAGTCACAACCCCAGCAGGCTTGTCGACTGCGAAGCTGGACACGTTGCTCGGCGATGAGTACGCAGTGATTCCGACGTACTCAACCAGTCGAGCCGGAGCCAGTGCCGCCACCATTTGCTGTATCGCGCTCATGTCAGACCCGGCCCACTGCACAGCCACTCGGTTGCCGATACTTTGATCCATGTCCCGACGCCGTTCGCCGCCAGCGTCCGGCTCCCGGTAACGCCCGACCCGGCAAGCCGCTGCACATCCGACGTGATCGAGATCGTCAGGGTTCCCGCGCCGTTTTCGTTCACAAAGGTCAGCACGGTGTAGACCGGATACGGTACCGATGCGTTGGCCGGGATGGTCATGGTGCGCGCGGTCGTGTCAGACGCCGGGTGGTGGATGCCCACGTCGTCAATCGTCAGCGTGTAGTTGGCGCTTTTCGGAGCCAGGGCGATGTTCGGGCTGCGCCAGTCCGCATCGAACTCCGAGCTGCTGAGTTTTGTGAACACCTGACTGGCCGTTCCGCCGCGCTTGACCGCTCCCAGCCGCTCCGCCGTAGGGGTCATGAAGACAATTACATTCCCGGATGAGAAGTTGACCGCGCTCGCGCCGCTGGTGCCGTTCTTTACCGTGGTGCGAGCCACAGTGTTGGCGGCACTGTACGTGCCAATCCCTTCTTCCCACAGGCCTGTAGGAACACCAGAGCCATCCACCGCAACCGCGTGGTAGTCAAAGGTGCTTCCGACAGTGATTCCCGGCACCGCGTTGAAGCGGATGTGCGCCGTCAGCGCACTCGTGACGGAGAACGAGGAAGTGCCGGGTGCGGAGCAGTTCTCGGCGACGCGAGGGTATGTAACTTCGGCCAAGGGTCAACCCCTTACGCGCCGGGCGCCGTCTTGGTAAAGCCAGTGACCTGGACCGTCTGACCGCTGGCGAGCACCGCGTTGTCGATGGTCATGTCCCCGCCACCGCCGGTTGCCGTCACGGTGCCCTGCTCGTGGCAGGTCGTGCCAGCCGAGTCCATGATGGAATAGTAGCCGCAGGTTCCGGCTGCCAGCGCCGTGGTGCTCAATGGCACGCTGCTGAACGCCTTGCTGCCGCCGGACGCAGCCGAGGCCCAGTCACTGGCGAGGTTGATGTCGATCAACTGGGTGCCGGTGCGCGCGGCAGCGCAGTTGGCAGGCATCGAGCCGGTGTGAATCCACAGCTGGGCACTGGTCCCGGTTGCGGTTTCGATGGCGTCCAGCATGGCGTTGCGGACGGTGGTGGAGTATTGGACGGTCATGGTGGTTTCCTTTCAATGTTCAGGAGACTGCGCGCGAAGCGCCGGGGTGGTTGGGGTTTCCAGGCGAGGTCGGTGCGACGGCCACCGTGGCCTTGATCTCCATGCCCAGCGCATTTGCAAAGGCCGCGTAGTGGGCCTGCGCTCGAGCAGCGTTCCCTGCGTACTCGACGTCCTTGCTGAACATGCGGTACAGAATGTAGTCGATCAGTGGGCCGGCAAAGATTTCCGGCAGCTCAAGCGCCGTCGTTGCAACGTTGGTGTAGGTTCCGCCGTCGGCGGCTTCTGCGATGTCGGTGGGGGCCTTGGCGTAGACGATGTCCAACGACGCACCCGACGACGCTGCCGGTGGGTACACGTAAAACGTACGCGGGTCGCGCGGGTCGTACATGAAGTGCTTGATGGCGGTCACGCCGGTCAGGGTGTGCCAGCTTGGAATCTGGGCGTCCAACACCTCGCGGCTGGCCAGCCGAACCGCGCCGCCCCCAGTGTTGCGCACGACCTCGATCAGCTTGAGCCCGCCGGTTGGCAGAGTCTGCTTGCTCCCGGCAACAAGCGTCATCGAAGCATTGGTGGACAGCGCATCTGGGCGCTGGAGGACGATCTCGCGCTGGCCGTCGTTGTAGTACCGGCACGGTTCGCTGATGGGCCACCGAATCGAGGTTATGTCTTGCGCGATCTCGACGACGCGGCGGATGATGGTTTGTGCGGTTGTGGTCATGGTTACTCTCAGGCAAACGGTTTCATGCGAACAGCCGCTGGTCCAACCAGACGGCCCCTATTGGCTTCTATGCGGGCTCTGTTGATGAAGTACCGGAACCGGCTATGGCTCTCTGTGACCAGTGCGCTGTCACTGAACGCTGCACCAGGAATACCGGCCAAGCGAAAAGCCGCGCCCACCACGACAGCTTCGGCCCAAGACGTGTACAACGTGTCGTGGACTTGGGTTGCTGCGCGCGTCGGCCTTATGGCTACCCGTGCGGTCAGTAGCTCATTCGCTGCCGCCCGCGTATCCGGCGTCGGGTACAACGTAACCGTGCCTTCTTGCGAAACTGTAACCACTCGGGGGTTACCAGTGGCTGCGTACTCTCCCCCTACCGGGTTGTTGTACAACAGTGGGCTGTCCACAAGCACTGGCTCTACTTGCGTCAGAATACGCGTCCCGCTCCAAACCTTGATGACACGCGAAACCTCCGTCTGCGACGGAATATCAAGGTCGTAAATCTGCACGTCAGGGACGAGAGAAACGGGGTCCGTGACTACCTGAACGACGTGCGTTTCCTCACAGAACTCAATAGCAGAGTCCCGCAGGGCTTGTTCAGCAGTCGGGTAGGGGCACCCCGGAACCAGGGGTAGCAACCGCGACATGAACACATCAAGTGATTGCATGGGTGTCCCTTGCGAAAACGCCCCAGGTTTGAGGCCTGGGGCGATTCTAACGCGTTAGTGCGGTTTGGGCAATCAAGCCCCGAGCAGCGACACCCATGCGGTTGCGCTGACTTTTCGGAACGTGGCCGCCTTACCTGCGCCCACCGCAAACGAGGCGCTGGCGGACAAAGCGTTGATGATTTCCGAGCCAGGGGGATACACCGCGAGGGCGTTGGCTCCCTGGTTGTAAACCTCGATCACGTCACCCGCCTCGCTGGCCGGGAGAACAACACCGGAGCTGGCGGCTGCGGTGCCGATGACGTTGACGTTCGACGTCAACGAGGTAGCGGTGGCTTGGGTCGTGCCTGCGGCGCTCACCCCGGTCGCGACGTCGCCAAGGATGGCGGCAGCCGTGTTACCGAAGATACCGGCCTGAACGAGTGCTTTTTTCTGCGGCATGTTCTACTCCTTGAAGGAGCAAGGCGGGGACCCGAAGGCCCCCTCCCTGCGATTAGGCCACGATGCAGAGCGCC